ATCAACTTCTCGCGCAAACGGGATGGAAAATATTTAAAACAAAAGTATTTGAAAATAATAATATTTTAAAATAAAAATGTTTTACAATCAAAGTATTTTAAAGCAAAGGAGGTGATTAAATGCCAGCAAGAATACCAGTAGATTTTCACGTGTTAAAAGGCAATACAGCTAAGTTAAGCCAAGCTGAAATTGAAGAAAGAAAAGAACGAGAAGTTAAACCTGAAACTTTAAAAACAGTAAAAATACCAAGCTGCATAAAATCAAAACAAGCTAAAGAAGAATATAAAAAAATCGCAAAAGAATTAATAAAATTAGATATATTTTCGCTATTAGATATAGATTCTTTAGCAAGATTTATACTTTCAAGAGAACAATATTTAGCTATAATGCAGCAAATAGATAATACAAACCTTATGAAAGAAGACAATACAGTAAATCCTGAATATGAAAGATTAACAACTTTAGCAAACAAATATTTTACAATGTGTAGACAGACAGCAGGAGATTGCGGCCTTACAATCACAAGCCGATGCAAGATAATACTTCCTAAGAAGAAGGAGGTTGACAGCAATGACGACCTTTTCGATTGATGAGTTTTATGAAAAGATAAAAGAATTTCCTTGGATAGACATTGAATATCCTACACATAAGTATGCTATAGAAGTAGTAACAGGTAAAAGAATAGCTTGTAAATGGGAAAAATTAAGTTGTGAAAGGCATTTAAGGGATTTATTAAGGCAAAATACTGAAGAATTTCCTTATGTTTTTGACTATACTAGAAGCAATATGATCTTTAATTGGTTTTCAAAAAGATGTACTCATGTTAAAGGAATTTACTCAGGACAGCCTATAGAGTTGGTAGCTTTCCAAAAGTATGATTTAGGTTGTTTGTTTGGATGGGTAACTGTTGATAAAGGATACAGGAGATTTAACTATTCTTTTGAAGAAATAGCTAGAGGTCATGCAAAATCAACCAAAGAATCAGGAATAGCAACCTTTTTTATGGCAGGAGATTGTTATTATCCACCGTTTCATCATGAATTAAGAAAATATGATATGAGCCCTAATGTATATTGTGCAGGGTATGATAGAAACCAAGCTAAGATAGTTTGGAATGATGCTTGTATGATGGGACAGAAGAGTCCAAAAATATCAAAGGATTTAGACATTAAGAAAACCATGGTTACTAATAAAAAGCGTGGTGGAGAAATGGTAGCTCTGTCAAGAGAAACTAAAAATAAAGATGGTTTAAGTGTTAGCTTGTCGATAATTGACGAATATCACGCTCACAGAACTTCAGATTTATATGATGTTATAAGGTCAGCTCTCGGAAAACGCGTTAATGAAATGGTCACTATAATAACTACAGCAGGCAATGATTCAGAAAATAATCCTTGCCTAAAGGAAGAAGAACTTTGTAAGAAAATATTAACAGGTGAAATAGTTAATGAAAAATATTTTGTTAATATAAGACAACTTGATAAAGATGATGACCCACATGATGAAAGTAACTGGGCAAAGGCAAATCCTATGCTATTAGAAATAAAAAATGGTAATGAATACGCACAGGGATTATATGAAAAGATTAAAACAGACCACGATATGGCATATGGAAGTAATGATTATTCTAAAATAAGGGAGTTTCTTACTAAAAGATGCAATGTATGGCAGCAAGCATCTGATGATATGTTTATGGAAGGTTGTATGGATAAATTTAAAAGCTTAGCTATAGATAGAGAAGAATTTTTAGAAATGACAGAAGGATTAGATTGTATAGCGGGAATAGACTTAAGTAAAGCAACGGATTTAACTGCAGCAGCTTATGTGTTTAGATTAGCAAATGGAAAATATGCACTAACAGCACATGGCTATATTGCAGAAGAAAGAGCTGTAGAACACGAAAAAACAGATAGAGTCCCATATTTACAATGGGCAAAAGAAGGATATTGTACACTTACTGAAGGGAGTACAGTAGATTATTCTGATTTAGTAGACGATGTATTACAAGCTAAAGAGAAAAATGGTTGGAATATAAAAGAGCTTACTTATGATCCTTATGCTGCAGAATACTGTACACAAGATATAGAAAAAGGTGGAATAACTAGGGTTAAAGTTCCACAAAGAATGGCAACACTGTCCGAACCAACTAAGTTTTTTAAGAAAATAGTACTTGAAGGTAACTTGGTTCATGATGGAAGTCCTTTATTAACATGGTGTGTAAGTAATGCAGTAGCAAAGACAGATGACCAAGAAAATATAATGCTAAGTAAAAAGAACAGAACCGATACGCAGAGAATAGATTTATTAGCAGCTTCAATTAACGCTTTCAGCAGAGCAATAACAGTATTGAAACCTAAAAAGTCTATTTTTTATGTTCCAAAAAGAAGAAAAAGTAGTTAATTATAGCTAGAAAGGAGGTGAAAGTGATTGAAATTATTAGATTCTATAAAGAATTTCTTTAAAACTCCTGCCAAAACTAGCATAAAAAGGAGATTTAATAACTGGTTTAAATTTTACAATTCAGAATTAGCCAACAACGAAACAATATTCAGTGCAGTAACAATGAAGGCAAATGCAATAGCATCGGCACCAGTATCAATTAACCTTGACTATAAAAAACTTAATCCCAGAGAACATAAACTATCTTACTTATTTAAATGTGGCCCAAACCCAAGACAAACAATGTTTTCTTTTATGCAATATATGGAAGCTACTAGAAATACCAACAGTGGAGCTTATGCAATAATAGAATATTCTAATGTTTTAGGTGATATTTCAGCTATATGGCCGCTGAAAAGTGAGTTTGTAGAACCTATAATAGACCAAGATAGTGGCGAGTTGTATTACGAAATTACAGACCATGACGATAACACAAAAAAGTATGTTCACAATTCTCATGTAATAGCTTTAGAGTATTTAGACAATAATGGTTTCAAAGGAATTAATCCTTTAAACGTTTTAAAGAATACAATTGATTATGATAGAGAGATAAAAGAATTTAGTATTAATCAAATGAAAACTTCTTTAAAAGCTAATGCAGTAGTTAAGATAGATACAACATTAGACGAAGAATCATTGGAAGAATACGACGCAATGATGGAACAAATGCAAGAAAACGGTATTATTTACCTTGATGATGGTAAAGATATTAAGGAATTAAGTGCCAAAACATATATAGACCCTAATGTTTTTGATATCGAAAAGATTACCGTGGAAAGAGTAGAGAGAGTTTTTAACATTATAGGGAAACTTACCAAAGGTTCTAGTAGCAATAAAACTACTACTAGCGATACAGAAGATTTGCTTTATTTAAAAGATTCTATCTTGCCAGTGATAAGACAATACGAACAAGAGTTCAGTAAGAAACTATTAACAACCAAAGAAAAAATGCAAGGATATGAAATCAAACTGAATATGCAAGGCTATGCACGTGCTACAATGGAGAAAAGAGGTAATTTCTATCAACAAATGATCAGAAATGGGATTTTTTCCCCAAATTTTTGTGCGATGTTAGAAGATGCACCACCACATGAAGGTGGAGATAAGTATTATATGTCTAGAGATTTGTGTCCGATAGAACTTTACGACGAATTCATTAAGAATAGTATAACTAAAACAAACACAAATTTGAAGTTGCCAGAAGACGAAACAGTTAATCAAAATAGCTGATGTAAATTCTAAAAAGTAAAATATATAAGCATACAAGGTTTAGGAATTTCCAAACCTTTTTTATTTTCTTAAAAGGAGGTGATGAAGTGAAGAAATTTTACAATATCAAATCCCAAAATAATACTACTGGCGTTTATATATATGGTGAAATTATTGGAGGGTCGGATAAATGGGATGAATCTGATGTAACTTTTGATGATTTTAGAACAGCATTGGATGTTATGAATAATGGAGATACCTTAGAGATGTATATCAATTCTCCCGGTGGCAGCGTGTTTACTACACAGGGTATTGTTAACATGATAAACAGATGTAAGAAAACTAAAAACATCAAAGTAATATCTTACATAGACGGTTTAGGCGCTAGTTGTGCTAGTTGGCTTCCAATGGTTGCTGATGAAGTTTATGTATATAATACATCAATGCTAATGGTACATAAACCTATGTCCAGCTTATTCGGTGCTAATGCCAATGATATGCAATCAGAAATAGAATTATTAAACAAGCTTGAAAATGATGTTATGGTACCAATATATATGAGTAAAGCCACAAACAACTTAACTGAAGATAAACTAAAAGATATGATGTCTAAAGAAACTTGGCTAAATGCAAAAGAAATACAAGAACTATTCAATGTCACTCTGATAGAGGAAGATAAAGAAATAGTTGCTTGTGCAGACACAGAGTTATTAAAAAAATATAAGAATATGCCCAAGAACCTAAAAGAAGGTTCTTTTTTTAATGCTCAAAAACCAATAAAAAGCAAAATAGCTGAAGAGGTAAAAGCCATGGAAGGTTATGAAAACTTCGGTAAAAATATATACAAATCTTATAAAATATTTAAATAGGAGTGAAACAATAATGAACAAAAACAGATATTTAATAATGCAAAATTTAGAAGGAGTTCAGGCTCAATTAAAAGCAGCAGTAGAACATGTGGATAATTTATTTGCTAGTCCATCATCTACTGTAGCAGAAAGAACAGAAGCAGAAAACAAAGTTGTTGATTTAAAGAACAGAGTAGTGTTCTATCAAAATGAATTAAAAGAATTAGACCAAGAAGCTATGGTAAGAATGCAAGACCAAAGTAAGCCTGAAAACTTATCAAAAGAAGAGAAAGTAATTAAAGCTAAGGCAGATTTAATAAGAAATACCATTGCAGGTAAAGTACAACCAAGAGAAGTATTAAACGCTTTAGGAGATGGAACAAGTTTAGGAAATGGACAAAAGATACTTCCTACTACTTTAATGACAGAATTAGTTGTTGAACCATATGCAAAGAATCCATTAAGAGAAGTTTCTAAATTTACTAACATCACTAATTTAGAAGTGCCAAAGATTGCTTTTACGTTAGAAAATGATGATTTTTTAACTACAGATACTGAAACAGCAAAAGAAATGGCAGTATCAGCAAGCATTATAACATTCGAGAGGAAAAAATTTAAGGTATTTGCAGATGTAACAGAAACAGTGCTAAGAGGAACAGATACTAACTTAGTTGCTCATGTAGAAAATGCACTTAAGAGTGGTATGGCTAGAAAGGAAAAGAAAATAGCGTTTGCAGAAGTTACTAATGCAGCAGATACTTCATTCTATAACAAAACTTCTAACAATTATGACATTAAAACAATACAAAAAGAATCTTTATATTTAGCAATTAAAGCTGCTTTAGCTGACTTAGAAGATGAATATGCTGATAATGCTAAAATTGTTATGAAAAAATCAGATTACTTTGATATTATTGAAGCTTTAGCTAATAACAATACTACATTATATCAAGCACAACCTGAAGCTATTTTAGGGGCACCAGTAATCTTCTGCGACTTAGCAACTGTACCAGTAGTTGGTGACTTCTCATACAGCCAATTTAACTATGATTTAGATGCAACATATGAAAGTGATAAGAACATCAAGACAGGTGTTACAAGCTTTGTATTAACTGCTTATTTAGATCACAAAATTTTAATGAAATCAGCATTCAGACTTGCTAAGGTAACTCCCTAACAGCGCAACTACTTTTAGTTTAAGAAGAAGTGTTGAAGAAGTTAATTTAGAGGAGGAAAATTCTGAAGAGGTGACAGAAAGTACTCCTGACTATTCAACAATGACTTTAAAAGAATTAAAAGAAGTTGCTGATGATAAAGGAATAAGTTATTCCAATAGAGTTAGCAAAGCAAGCCTTATAAATAAAATAGAGGAAGAGAGTTGATACTCTTCCTTAATTAAAGGGGTGATGATATGCTAACTTTAGAAAGTGCCAAATCATACTTAAAAATAGATTTTGATGATATGGATCAGGATATAGCTAACCTAATTGAAGAAGCAGAAGCTGTGATATTTGCTAGTACTGGAATATTAGCAGAAGAAGTAGATAAAAGCAATAATAATACTCTTAAAAATTTATATAATATAACCCTTAAAATTGTACTAAAAAATCTTTTTGATGAAAAAGAAATAAACGGAGCAAGGTTACGAGGTTTTTACTTAAAGCTAAAGCCTTTGTATAGCAGGTATGTAAATGGCAAACTTTAGTATGAATGATAGAGTTGAATTTATTGCTTATACACAAATAGAGGACGAAGATGGAATACTAGAAGATAAAGAAGAAGTAGTATATAGTTGCTGGGCTAACAAAAAATACATGACAAATGATGAATTTGTTAACTCATATGCTACTTTTAATAAGTATTTAATAAGTTTTAGAGTGAGATATTGCAATTTCGCTAAAGCTTTAGAATATAAAACAAAAGAATATAAGTTAAGATACAAAGGACAAGTATTCAATATAATAGCTGCAATAGATTATCAAAACTTACACAAGTTTGTAGATGTTAAATGTGAGGTGGTGGTGTAATGGCAAATTTTAGCATAACAGGAACACAAGAAGCTTTAAAACTTTTTGAAGAAGTTACAGAAGTAGAAGTGAAAAAAGTTTTAAATAAAATAGGCGATGTAGTAGTAGATAAAATGCAATCAGATATAGCAGTAGACACAGCTAATGCACAAAAATCTGTTAAAAAACACTTAAAAAGGATGGATGGTGGTTGGGGAGTTGCTATATACCCTTCTACTAGATACTATTATTACCAAGAGGTGGGCACAAAATATCAAAAAAAGAACATCGGACGTCTTTTAGGTGCAATAATAGACACACAAGCAGAATGTTTTGAAATTGCTAAAGAGGTACTAAATAGAAAATGATAGCACAATTAAAGAAAGACCTACATGATCCTAACATAACAGATTTATGCAGTGATATTTATTATTACATCAAGCCCGAAACTAAAGAATCCAATCAATATATTGAATACAGAATTTTAAAAGAAGTAGAAAGAAACTTTGCAGGAAATAAAAACATAACTGATTTATTTTACGTTCAAGTTGATATTTTCAGCAAAGTATCATATAAATTACTAGCAGAAAAGATAAAAGAAACACTAAAGAATAAAAAATATACCATTGTTGATAGTGTAGAACTGTATGAAGAAGATACAGGATACTATCATAAAGCATTAAGATTTAAATATTCTAAATTTAAGGGAGTGATATAGTTGGCAACAACAGTAAGGTTAGAAAACGGTTTAAGAAAATTAAAGATGGCACCTATAACTTCAGGAGGTGCTTACGGTGAGATATTCACTGTGGCAGATATGACAAATATAAGCTGCGAGACCTCTGAAGGGGATGTGAAGCTGGCTGCCGGAAACGCGGTAAGATAATAAGATAAATTGCCGCCCTAACTGGAAACAGTTGGGATAGTCATCGCGAAAAAAACGCTGGAAAGCTAAGTAAATTATTGAAATAAATACCAAAATTTAGTATAATAATTTATATGCTAATCAGAGGTGAAGGATAGATTTAAAAGTCTATTCAGCCGCAGAGCATAGGCAAAATGAAACTTAAATGTATAAAAATATTAGTCTTTTAGGCATAAATATAGGAGTGATAAAAATGAAAGAAAAATGGTTACTAATAACTAATTGGGAAAATTATGCAGTATCTAATACTGGAAAAATAAAAAATATAAAAACAGGAAAAATTTTAAAATTATTTGAAAACAAAAGTGGATATTTAACGGTTTCGTTATGTCAAAATCACAAACAAGCTACTTTTAGAGTTCATAGGTTAGTTGCATTAATGTTTATAGATAATCCTGATTGCAAAAAAGAAGTAAATCATAAAGACGGAAATAAAAAGAATAATAATATAAACAATTTAGAATGGATGACACATAAAGAAAATGATACTCATGCAAGAAAAAATGGTTTAAAACATGAAAATAAACCTGTAAAACTTACTAATTTAAAAACTAAAGAATATGATATATTTTATAGTATATCAGAGGCGGCTAATTTTTTAGGATTGCATAATTCAAATTTATGCAGAGCTTTAAAGAAAAGAACTGGCGTATATCATGGTTATAAAATAGAATACATTTAAGAATATAAATTGGCAAGAGAAACTTGCAATTCTTTTAAGGATTCCCACGAGGTCGCGATACCTTAACAAGTGAAGTTGAAGGTAAAAAGATATGCCGATACTCCTTTGAAAAGAGGAGAGTTTAGGATAAAAAGCCTAAATGTAACAAAATGAATTTATTCAAAGAAATCAAAGGGTAGTACAACAGGTACAGTAGGATTCTACGCAACAGATGAAGATACAGAAGCAAAAATATTTGGATATAAAAAGAATACAGCAGGTAATATACTTTACGGAATGAAAGACCAAAAACCATTTATGGCGTTAATTGCTGAATTTACAGCAGTTAATCCTGAAACTGGTGTAGAAGAAGATGGTTATTTAATCTTCCCTAAAGTTGCATTAGGTGAAATTTCAAATGATATTTCAACAAAAAACGAAAACGGTGATGAAACTTTTAACGCTAAGTCACTTGCATTTACAGCTATGGCTTTAGATAATGAAAATAAAACATATAAGCTAAAAGGATTTGGTGCAACACCAGAAACTATTACAGCTGAAATGTTTAATCCTGTATCATCTTCATAAAAAATAGAAAGGAGATTTATATGCTTTTAACCAACAACAATGATTTTATAATAACAATAGACGGAGTAAAATTTTCTCTTAAATTAACATTTAAAGTATTAGAGAAAATGTATAACTTAATAAATGATTCAGATTTAAATCTAATGTTTAGGTTAAAAGCTGAATCTCCTTTTGATCTAATTGAAAATATTGATAACAAAGAAAATATAATAGCACTTATATACTGCTATGCTGATGGTAAAATAGATAAAGAAGATATAGAAGAAACAATTAATAATCTTAATGAAATTGAATACAAAGCAATTAAGGAAATAATCAAAGCAGCAACAATAAACAGCCTAATATATACAGAAGATACCAAAGAAACAAAAGAAGAAACTAAAGAAAAAGAAACATTTGATGACTATTATAATTATTTATACTTATCAGCTATAACTCAACTAAACTATACTAAAGAACAATTCTACAATACAACTCCAAGTGAATTAAAACAATTATTAAATAATAATATGCTTCATAAAAAGAATGCATTAATAAGAACTTATATAGATATAATGAACGCAAGAAACTCTTCTAACCAAAAAGTTGAAGAAAACAAAACAATAAAAGCAGTAGATGCTAATCAATTCTTTGACATGATCTAAAAAAGAGCCTACTATTTAGTAGACTCTTCAATAAACTTTTCTATTAATATAGCTGTTAAATTCGATACACTTCTTTTATTCTTCATACACAGTTCTTTATATTTTTCATACACTTCCTTGCTTACTATAGCAGTAATATTTCTTTGGGTTTCTTTATTAATAGCCATATAAATCACCTCCTATTATTATAATATATTTTTTTGTTTTAAAAGTCAATAACTTATTAAATAAGTATAAAAAATATTGAATTAAGTATTGACAGTTAGTAACTATAGGCATATAATAAAATCATAAGGTAAGTACTTACAGAAAATCAATATTTTAGGAGTGGTTATATAGGGTGTAAAAAATTTTACGCAGCAAATCAATATGGTTTGAAGAAAATTTAGAATTAGATTAGGAGGAGTTAAGTATGAGCCCAATTACTGAAATATTACAGGAAATTAAAAATAAATGTGATATAGATACTTATACTTATTTAAATAGTTTCATAACAGTAAAATTAAATGGTTATAGGTTAGAAAGAGAAGAAACTAGAATGGTTAAATATGAGAAGTCTATAAATGAGCAATGGTTTAAAATGTTTTTTATAGCTAAGAAACTACAAGGATTAAGCGATAGAAGCTTAAAAGTTTATAGAACTGAAATAACAAGATTTATGACTGCTGTTAAGAAAAATTTAAGTGAAATAACGACTGATGATATTAGATATTATTTAGCTTGTATGCAAATAAATGGGAATTGTAGCAAAGTTACATTAGATAATACAAGAAGATATTTAAATACTTTTTTCAGTGGTTAGAGGATGAAGAATATATAGTAAGGTCACCAATGAAGAAAATTAAAAAAATTAAGCAAAAAAAGAAGAAAAAGAACCTTTAACAAATGATGAAATTAACTTGTTAAAATTTAGTTGTGAAGGAATTAAAAAAGATATAGAGAAAAAAAGATTAATTGCAATAATAGAGGTTTTAATAAGTACAGGGTGTAGGGCTGAAGAGTTATGCAATATTAAAATATGCGATATAGATTTTAACACTAATGATATAACTATTACTGGAAAAGGAGATAAAGAAAGAGTTGTTTATTTAAATTCAAGTGCAAAATTAAGACTTAAAGAATATTTGGAGAGTAGGAGTGATAATGTAGAATATGCTTTTGTATCGTTATCAAGTCCATATAAGCAGCTAAAACCAAATGGATTAGGGAAAGCACTTAGGGATTTAGGTAAAAAATGTGATATTGAAAAGGTGCATCCGCATAGGTTTAGAAGAACATGTGCTTGTATATTAATTAACAGAGGGATGCCTATACAAGAAGTATCAAAATATTTAGGGCATGAAGATTTAAGGACTACCCAAATTTATGTGAGAGTTGAGCAGGAAAGAATTAAACAGTCACATAAAAAATTTATGAGTTAGGAGATATGAGATGAGTAGATATTCTAAGGTAAGTAAGGTTGCAAAAAGTGGAGCAGTAGATAGTAAATATTTTAATAACTTTGAGCAGTTTGATAAAGATGTACAAGCTAAAATTGATAAAACCAATGAGTTTAAATCTAAGATTAGAGCTTTAATATTAGAAGATCCTAATTTAATAGAACAGAGAATTAACAATGCAGTTAGTGAACTATTAAAGATTAAAAGAGAGTTCAACATTTAAAAAGGAATTTACTAAATAAAAAGAAGGTGATTTTTTAAATAGTAGAGATTTAGATTAATTTACAATTCGTTAAAATTATGGATTTGGAGAAAATCAGATTAGCCCTAAAAATCCAAAAGAAACGCAACCAATGTACTATGAGAATAAATTTTTAGAATTACTTGAAAAATTAGGAATAAAATAAAATACAAATAATATAATATAGTATAAAAGAGTTAAAGGAGAGGATTGAATGAAATATGGAATGAGAACACCTAATATTAACAAAAGAATAAGCGCGAGAACTACAGGGAAAATTACAAGAACAATGAACAAAGCCGTTAATCCATTATATGGCAAGAGGGGAATAGGCATTGTAAATGACCCTAAGAAGGCTGTGTATAATAAGATATATAATAAGACTAGTAGAAGTGTAGATGATAGTGTTAATTCAATTGTATTTATAGTATTTGTAGTTATTACAGTTATGTGTTATATGTTTGTAAATTGGCTATTCTAATATAGAAAGGGTAAGGTGATTTTATGGGATTTATATTAGGTTTAATAATTGGAGGGTTTTTCATATACTTAGCCCTATATGGCATAGGAATTTTGCTAGGATTAATTGGTGGAAGTTTATGTTTGATAAGTAAAGGTAATTGGATTGGAATAGTAATTTTAATAGCTGTTGTAGCTTTAATACTTAAAATGGTATTTTAATATAATATTTTAAAGAGGAGATGTATTTAATATGAAAAAAATATCTAACAGAATAAGGTTAACCAAAAGAGAAGATGGGTATATAATAAGTACAGTCAAAAGTTATGATAATTGGCATGGAGCTTATGAAACTGCAATAATGTTAGAAGGCTTAGATTATTGGAATATAGCAGAAGGATATGAAACAGAAGAAGAAGCAATTAAAGGGCATAAAAAGTATGTTGCAATGTCAGAGGAAGAAATTAATAAAATAGAATGGATAGGATAAAAGTAAGGAATTTATAAAAATTAATATAGAGAGTTAAAGGAGATTTTTACATGAATGTAGTAAAAGTATATTTAAAAGAAATTCACGAAGAAAAGCCTTATACCACTGAGTGGTTCAAACAATTTTCAGATAAAGAATTTGTTAAAGTTACTGCAACTTGGATAAGTTTTGGTGTAGAGTGCAAGAAAACAATTGTACTTAACACCAAAGTTTGGGAACAAATAAAAGAACAAGGTTATTATTTAGGGTAACTAATAATTTGATTTAAATAAAATAAATATTTTAAGGAGATTTTAATATGAAAAAAATAATAATGTTTGCTATGAGTTTAATTTTATCAGTTGGTTTATTTGTAGGTTGCAGTAATATAGAAAGCGATTTATATGATGCTATCAATGAATATACAGGAGATGTAGTGTTTAAAATTTGTGAAAATGCAATAAATGAAGGAAAAGATGCTTCTACTAACATAGCTATAAAATTAATTGAAGAAACAACTTTTAAAATAACTGATATAGATATAAAAGATAATACAGCAGAAGCAACTGTAGAAGTGACTGGTAAAAATTACTCAAGAGTATTATATAGAGCACAAGCAATAGCTTTAAACAATCTTCCATTATATGCTGATGATGAAACTGTAGAATTATATTTTACTGATGCAACATGGGAAGCATATAAAAATGAAGAAGAAGAAACAAGAACTGGAAAATTAAATTTTGTAAAAATAGAAGATACCTGGTATTTAGATATAGAAACAAGTCCGAATTTTATGTATCTATTCTTAGGATCAGCAGAATAATATAAGCCCTTCGGGGCTTTATTTTTTTTGTAAAAATAAGTTTAAGTATTTTTTAAAATAACGTGGTATTATTATAATGTTAACATTTATAAAAAAGATGGAGGTGATATTTATTGAGCGAAGGTAGAATTTCAATCACCTACTTAGTTAACTCGGATCAGTTCAATCAATCAATTGGACAAATGAAGAAAAATATGCAGTTATGCAATCAAGAAATAAAAAATTCAGCAAAAGAAATTGATTTATATGGCTCTAATATACAAACTTTAACTAATAAGCAAAAAGCAATTCAACAAGCTATTGAACAATCTAAAAAGATAATGAGTTCTTATTCTGACAATATAAAGAAAAACAAGCAAGCATTATCAGATAATACAGCAGAGTTAGAAAAATTAGCAGCTAAAAAGAAAGAAGCAAATAAAGCTTATAAAGATGCTGTAAAAACTTATGGAGAAGAATCAGATGAAGCTAAGAAGTTAAAAGAAGCTTTAAATGATGTTTCTGAAGAATATAATATAATGCAATCTCGTATTAAAGGAAACGAGAAAGCTATTACTACAGGCACTTCCCAAATGGAAAAACAAAGGGGAGTGCTTTTAGATTTACAAAATGAATTAAAAAAAGTTAACAATGAATTAGAGAATCAAGGTAACAAATTTATTCAAGCTTCTGAAAAGTTCGCTAAGTATGGAAGTAAGTTGGAGTCCATGGGCGGAAAAATGAAAGACTTAGGCTCTGACGTCCAGAAGGCAGGTGCTTTAATTGTTGGTTCTGCAGGTACGCTGGCAACATTTGCAGCAAGTGCAGAAACAGGATTTGCAAAGGTTAATACACTTGCAAGAGATTCAGGGGAAAGCTTAGAAAACTTCAAAAAAGATGTGTATAATCTTTCTAATGACACTGGCCAATCATTAGAAACTCTTACAGATGGTATCTATGATGCTATCAGTGCCGGAGTTTCGTATTCAGATAGCACAAGATTTATGCAAGAAGTCAATAAAGTAGCTGTAGGTGGATTTGGAGAAATAAATGATGCCGTATCAAGCATGACTTCATTAATGAATATATATGGTTATACTGTGGATGATATTAGCGGGGTATCCGATAAACTATTTAATACACAAGAAAAAGGTGTTTTAACGGTAGGTGAATTATCTAGCGTGCTTGGTGAATCTGCTTCATCAGCTAAAGCTTATAATGTAAATTTGGATAACTTGTTAAGCGGTTACGTTGCATTGACTAAAGCTGGTATTAATGTAGAGCAATCATCCACTAAGATGCAATCACTCTTCGAAGAATTGGGCGATACTGGAAGTACCGTTGGAAAAGTCTTGATGAACGAGACAGGAAAGAGTTTCACAACTCTAATGGAAGAAGGAGCTAGCTTAGGCGATGTGATGAAAGTTCTATCCGATAGTGTCGGAGGTAATAAAGACGAATTTAACGCTTTATGGAGTTCTTCAGAAGCAGCAGGTGCAGGATTTATTATTGCCGACGAAAATGGAAAAGTATTTTCAGAAACATTAAAAAGCATGGAAAGTTCAGCAGGAAAATGTGATGATGCTTTTAAAAAGGTAGCTGATACTTCAGAATTTAAATTTAAAAAATCTTTAAACGAAATAAAAAATAGTGCTAGTAAATTAGGAGAAGCGCTACTTCCGGTGCTTGATGATGTATCAAAAGGAATTAGTGATTTAGCTAAATACATATCAAAACTTGATCCTGATTTAGTGAAAGGGGTTGCAAAATTCGGAGCATATGCATTAGCTATAGGAGGAGTAACTAAAGTCGCAGGTTCATTAGTTGAAGGACTTGGCAAAGGTGCTAAAGCAATATCAGCAATATTTAAATTAGTTGGAGATACTAAATCTTTAGGAAGTTTCAGTAAAGCATTATCTAATATAGGAACAAGTGCAGGAGAAACAGCATCATCATCAGGTGGATTAGGTAGCTTAATTGGATTAATGGTAAAAATAACTCCAACAGGTGGCATAATAGGAGGTGCAATAGCAGGAGTAGCTGCATTAGGGTACGCTTTCTATGAAAACCAAAAGGGAATAGAGGAGTCAGAAGCTAAGTTAGCTGAAATGGCTGATTGCTATGATGATTTTACAGGACGTATTAGGACTAACGAAAATATATGGACGGAGATATTTGGTAATATTTTGCCCCTTACTATAGCAATATAGTAAGAGTATCGCGAAAGAAAACGGGAAGACTAAGTAAATTTAAATTGAAATAAATTCAAATATATGGTATAATAATATTGAGGATAGATAAGAACTAGCTACTCTTATCGAAAGACATACCGACGTGTTTTCCTCACTTTAAAAATTAAATAGTCGGTGAATAAAACTCAAAGTCGGAGGTTTTTTATTATGTTTAAAATTAGAGAATGCAGAAAATTTATGAAACAATGTAAATCATGTGGCAAACTAAAATTTATAACCGATTTTTCTAAACATAGTGGAATGAAAGATGGATATAAAAACCAATGCAAGGTTTGCAGAAATAAAAAAAGTAGGATTGAATATAAGCGTAAAATTACAAAATTATATTTAAATAAAATTGAATGTAGAAAATTCATGAAAGTGTGTTCAAAATGTAAAGAATTAAAACTTATGAGTAGTTTTTCTAAAGAGAGCAAAAGTAAAGATGGATATAGAAATGATTGTAAAGTTTGTAAATATAATCAGAGTAAGTCTGAAAATTTATTAGTGTGTTTAGAATGTGGAAAACAATTTACTTCTATGAACAAAAAACAAAAGTTCTGCTCAAGTGTTTGTATGGGAAAATGGAGGAGTAAAAATTATACTGGCGAAAATAATCCTTTAACAGGCAGAAAAAGATATGACCTTATGGGTGAGAAAAACCCTCGCTATAACAGAGAAGAAGTTTTATGTGATTATTGTGGAAAGCCTATTAAAGTTGTTAAGAGTAAAATTGAAAAAGAAGATCACCATTTTTGCAATAGGGAGTGTCAGAGTAAATGGCAATCAGAAAATTGGAAAGGCAAAAATAGTCCTAATTGGAATCATAATTTATCTGATGAAGAGCGAAATAATTCTAGGCACAGAAACAGAATAGAAGGGTATAATTTATTCATAGTATCAGTTTTAAAAAGAGATAATTATACTTGCCAGATAACTGGTAAAATAGGTGCTAAATTAGAAGTTCATCATTTGAATTGCTACTCTGATTTTAAAGAAGGTAGAACAGATTTAGATAACTGTATAACCTTATCAAAAGAAATTCATAGATTATTCCACAAAATATATGGAAATAAGCATAACACAAAAGAACAATTTGAAGAGTTTAAACATAGATATCATAATGGAGAATTTAAAGAAGTAGTCTAACTGCTTCTTTTTTATATATTTAAATTTATATGTTAATCCGAATGGAAGGCTATATTTAAAAGTATGGTCACATGCAACGCGTACAAACTGAAACTAGAAATAGAATATAATGTTTGCAAGAGTTCGCGACAACCTAAATGGTTGAAAAGGTACGCTGAACTTATAGGAAACTATAAGAACTATGGGATAAAAAGCCTATAGGATAACATAATTGAAAGAATACAATATTAAATTTGGAGACGACTACAAGCAAGCCTTGGCTAATACTGAATCTGATGTAGCAGAGTGGGTAGAGAAGCTAAGAGGAATGCAAGAAAATATAAATGCCTTACTTAATGATACTTCAAAATCTGATGAAACTAAACAAAAAGAACTAGAACAAATGGTTCAATTAGTTCCTGAAAGTAACAATAAAGAAGAACATAGACAACAATTCAAGAGTGGTTTAGAAGAAGCAGGAATAACAGGAGAAGCACAAGAAAAATATTTAAATCTTTGGTCTGAAGCATATGATAAAGCACAACAAATAGTGGATGACGGTGAAAGAAAAATTGCAGAAATAATTAGAAATAATTTAGATGAAGAAGGTAACATTACCGAAGAAGGTATGAAGCAAATAAAGCAAGTAAGAGAAGATGTCCAAGATGAAATAGCACAAGTTCAATCTACTGATTTTGATACTCAATTAGCTATGACAGAAAGTCATCTCGCACAAGAAGAAGCAATATACAAAGGTGCAGAAAAAGGAACAATCGAAGCAATTAGAAACAAATACAAGACTATGAATGACGAAAGAATAAAAGAGTTAGAAAATGAAAAGAAATTTATAGATGAGCGTGCAGGATTAAGCGAACAAGAGAAACAAGCGCTTAAAGATGATGTTGACAATCAAATAAATAATATCAATACTATAGAGCAAGCACAGATGGCAAGTCTTAATCGTAGAGCTATGTATGACCAAGAATATGCAAAGCAAAATGGTTTGGCTGTTCAACAAATTAATGATAATATGTGGACGGTTATAGATACTAATACAGGAATAGAAACATCATTTTTTGAAACAGAAGCAGCAATGCAACAGTATGCTGATAGTATGGGACTACAAACTTCCTATGTTTCAGATGAATTTGGAAATATGCATATGGTTATACAAGATGCAGGTGGTGGAATAATGGCCATGTTAGATAGTTCAGCTACATCTTTTGGATTTTTTGGTAATGAAGCTTGGGCTGCAATGCAACAAGTAATAGACCAAGCAGGAGTGACTCAAGGAACTGCAGAACAGAAATTTGCTGCAATATGCAACGCTATAGATAATGGTACATTAAAAGCAGAAGAATTTGGCTTTACAAGTTCGGAAGAATTTAAAGCGGCCGCGAACGAAATGATTAATGCGGGCGGTAGTGCTGATAATTTAAAAGGAAAAATAAACAATTTACCTAAAAATACAAATGTAAAAGTAGAAACTAAAATAGAAGGTGAAAGCGCTTTAGACAATTTAATTAGCAAGTTAGGAAGTTTTGCAGGAAAGGTATTTACAGCCACAGCTAAGGTTGCAACGCAAGGCATTGATGCAATTTCCGGAGTTTTAGGCAAAAAAGAAACTGGTGGTACAATCCAAGAAAGTGGTGTATATTTAACAAATGAAAGTGGAACAGAATTAATTGATAGTTTTGGGACATCTGCTGTATCAAATTATTCACTTGGAGAAACAATAGAAGGAGAATATGCTTATTTAACTAAAGGGACTAAAATTTCAAATGCCCTAATGACTACACAAAAAATGTCGCAAATGGTAAATTCAAGAGTTGATGCAAGATTTGCCAATATAGACAAAAGGTTGGATAGACTTTGCACAGTATTGGAAAGAGCAGGTATAAACACAAGTTCTAATATTAATGTGACAATGAACAATCCTAATTTTACAGACCAAAATTCACAAAAGAAAAAATTAAATGAAATGGTAACACTTATAAAGGGGGTTAAGAGATAATGGTAGATTGTACTTATATAGAGCTAAACGGATTAATTCTTCAGCCTTCTGTAGATTACGTAGCAAGATTAGATGGAATAATGGATTTTCAAAAAGATGTAAGTGAATCTGAATTGTTTTATGATGGTGCTTTTTATGGCAGTTCAAAAATTACTTCTCGAGACCTTACTTTAAATGTAATAATAAAACATCAATTTAATGTAAATGAAAACAGAGCGGAAAAACAATTAAATTTCATACTAAAAGAAGAAAACATTAAATTAAAATTTAAGTTAGAAAATGATAATAATTTTTATGAATGCATAGTAAATTGCACATCTAAAGCTACAGATACTGATAAAATTACATGCATTTTACATCTAAGTAATCCTAATATATATAAAGCAGAAATTACAACTGAATTAGAAAAAATAATGCAAGGTGGTTTTTATTTTACTCCTGATGGATTTACTATAAGCGAAAGTGGGTTTGAATTTAATGAAACACTAATAGGTAATACAACAGAAATACTAAATCCTAGTACCACCATATATCCTACCTTTAATATAAAAGGAGATACAGATTATATTAATATATCTAACTTAACTACTGGAGAAGTTTTAAAAATTAATTGCAATATTTCTTCGGAACATGTTTTATTTATTGATTGTAATCCGTCTTCAAGAAAGATTAGGTATAATAATAAATCTTATATGAGATATAAGTCAGGAAGTTATATAAGTTTAGTAAATGGTTCTAATATAATAAAAGTAGATTATTCTGGATCATGTACAGTTGAAATATCATATAAGGAAGTGATTTAATGTATTACTTAAAATTATATGATAGAAATAAAGTGTTAAAAGATAATTGTGAAATATATTTATTCTCCAATCTTACCTATACTAAAACATTAAATGGTACTGGAAATTTAAGTTTCAATACTCCAATTAAATATATAAGAGAAAACGAAATTAATTTCATGCCCGGTGATTGTATAGAATTATATTTAGCAGAAAATAATTCTGAAGAATGTATATGGTGGGGTGTTGTGGTTAATCCTTCTAATTCAGGATTGAATCAAATGAGTATTATATGTGAGGGATATTTTTCATGTCTTAAAAACCGTATGCAAAAACATTTATTCGACTTTGCAATATCAAGTAATAATATGGAGTACTTAGAAGAGACTTACACAAATGTAGGCCACGGAGAATTAATTTTAAGCCTATTAGGCACGCAAAATTATTATGATAATACAGGTGTAACTCAAGGGATTAATAAAGATTATTCCAAAATAAAAACAACTCGAATTATTAAATGGGATGATAAATTAGATGAAAAAATAAATGAATTTATAGAAGATGGCTGCCTATATTTTAATATAGATCGAAACCGTAAAATGAACATATATTCAGAATACGGAGAAGATAAATCGGAGTTCTATATAATACATGATGGTAATTTAATAGATTGCAGTCAAGCTATAATAGATTATTCTCAAATAATTAATCAAGTATATGTTTTGAACCAATTTACAGAAGAATTAGAAGATGGATCAAGTGTAGATAGAAGTGTTTATTATATAGCAGAAGATAAAGAAAGTATAAAATTATTTGGATTAAAGCAAGAAGTACTTAGTGTTAACGATATAAGGTTAGTGGAAACAGCTAAGAAATATGCAGAACAAGAACTTAAAAAAGTATCTTCTCCTATTGTAAATATAGAATTGGAAGCTAATATAACTGATGATTTAGATATATTTCATATAGAGCCAGGTGATTATATAGGAATAGATTCAGAATTGTTAAATTTAAAAGGAAAATATAGAGTAATGGAATATACAGTAGATATTTCTAATAATACAGTAAAAATTAATTTAGGTAATTGCATATTTAGAAAAAACAACATTGTTAGTTATAGATATTAGAAAGGAGTGAAAAAAATGGCAGAAAAAATTTATCCTGTTGCATCAAGCAATCATATTTATTATACAAGTGATATACAAAATTTAAATAAAGCATTAATTAAAGATAAAACTTTAATATTATCAACGTCCTTGAAGGTTACAGCAAAAACAAGCCCCGATATGACAGTTTCGATATCATCTGGTTCAGCTTTTAACAATGGAATGTTTTATCAAAATAGTACTACTGTTAGTTTAACTATAAGTAGCAATACTGGCTCACTTCCAAGAAAAGATGCTATTTGTATAGAATTTAACGGTGCAAACAGTAAGCTTGTTGTAACAAAAGGAACTCCTACAACAAGTCCAGTAATCTCAAGTACAGCTACAGATAGCAACCATATTTTATTAGCAGAAGTATTAGTTGGTGTAGGTGCAACAAGTATACAAACATCTAATATAACAGACAAAAGAAATTATCCTGGGCAATATATATTAGAAAGTTTAGATAAATCTATCCACATGCTAGAAGATAAAGTTAAAAATTTAGAAGATGGCAAAATGGTAACATATTACAACCACGAGCAGAATGACAACTATATTTTAAATACAAACTTAATGGAATTTAAAGAAACAGGTATGAAAATATCTAGTATGTATTTCTATTTAAGTCCCAATTATATAGCGTCGACTAAGGTTGGTGGGAGAAATTACAGTGCCGTTACTTTATCTTACTTTTATAGTATAGGCACTACTTATTCTGTTAGTGTGAATTTATCAGCAGGCCAAGCAGAAATTTTGTCTGGTAAATTTAGTGGAGATGTTATATTTACAACTCCTACATCTAAAGGATTTAACATTTATATCCCTAATAATACAGATGATGCTTACGGTTGTACATTATTTATTAATGTAGTGGGTAAGTAGGTGATAAATTGATTTTAAAATTTTATAAAAATGGTTATGATCCAAGTAAAAAGTATATTTTGTATAAAAAAATAGATAATGCCACTGGAACTATGGAATACTACAAAGAAATTGAAAAAGCAAAAGAAGAATTATATACAGAAGAGTTGCAAAATATTAAAGAGCAACTAAAAGCTGCTCAAGAAGCTATAGATTATCTAATAGAGATAGGGGGTGATATTTAGTGGCAGGATATTTAGCTATGAGAATAGAAGGTGGGCATTTAGATTACAGTATAGTCTACAGAAAAAACTATAGACAATTTAAGGAAACAGTAGATGATATTTTAATTTTAGATGGATATCAAGATTTAATTCAACCAGATCCAAACTTATAAGAAAGGGGAATAACTTATGAATCCTATTACTAAAAAACAAATAATAATGAAATGTTTAGCAGATGGGGATACTGCAAAATTACCTAAGCCTAGTTCCAAAATAGAAACTTATCTTTATATTTGGTGTAAAGGTAGTGGAAATATACCAACGCCGGCAAATAAAGAAGAGATGTATTTTGCATACCTAGCAAGTCAAGCAGGTGGATCAGGATTTAATGGTGCAATTCCTAAGCCTACAAGTAGAATAGAAACCTTTTTACATGCTTTAGCTTTGGGTAATACACCTAATTTAAAAGCTAATAGTAGGTATGAACTATTTTTAAAGGGACTTGCAACTGGTGGAAGTTCTGCTATGCCTAATCCACAAACAGTAGAAGAATATTATCTTAAATATTTAGCAGAAAATATGCAGGATGATAACACTTATGGAGAAATAGTTTTAGATAAAACTTCATTAACCATTAACGAAAATGCTACGGGTACTATACAAGTTAAATTAAGTACAGCTCCTAGTGTAAATCAAAATGTTGCGATAACTTTAAATAATGGTAATGCAAGTGTAAATAAAACTACATTAACATTTACACCACAAAATTATAATACTTATCAAGCGATAACAGTAACAGGAACACATCTTGCAGGAAACTTTAACAATAATCAATGTATTTTAACATTTAAATCCAAGAAAACTGTGGCTACTAAGACTTGTACAGTAACAGTAAATAACATAGATGCAGATACTACTCCTTATATGTATTACGGTAGATTACCTATAGCCGATGTAGGTGGCAAAGTAATACAATATAATGCAATTACTGAAGCCATGATATTAAAAGGTGCTGCCGATGGTAAGCTAACTAAATCTACACCTAGTACTTTAGGAAAAACAAGTTTAGGTTTATATAGTGAAACAGCTAACGGAGATTACCAAATTGTAGTAGTTCCTACTGCTAAAAATTATTCAGTAACTAAAGACAATGGATTTGGTGGCAAAGTCCCTTTCGATGAAGATGTATCAGGTGCTAACGGTATAGATATCACAATCAACACAGTACCTTGCAAGTTATATGGTGAAATGCTTACAGCACAAGGTGAAACATTTATATATGTAGATTAGGAGGTAATAAAATAATGGCAACAGATTTTAGTTATGGTAATAAAACAATTAATATTAGTGGGCCCGCAAAACCATCAGGTAAAAATCAACCTTTAGATCCAAGAACCGAGGTTAAATTATATGCAGATATAAAAAACATACCATCTCCTTATATAGGTATGATTATTACTGTATTAGAAGATGAAACAAACTCTAATAAAATGACAGATTATAAAGTACTTTCTTTAAAAGCTGATAGTTATGGTGTAGCTAATTCAGTTATAGACCAAGTTCAAAGATATGTAGATTATTTAGGTGCTGGAAGTGTATCTCAAGAAGATATAAATACAGCTGTTAATAATTATCTTACAGAACATCCAGTACAAAGTGGGGCTACAGCAGAACAAGCTGCTCAAATAGAAGCTAACAGAACAGCTATAGGTGATTCTAACGGTGGTTTGACAAAAGAAATAAATGATATTAACGACGCTTTAACAAGAGTAGATGCTATAACTTTAAACGGAAAAAAATTCAGTAATCCTATGACAAAAGAAGAATACGATTCTATAGTAGATAAAGACGAAAATACTATTTATTTAGTTGATGATAATAACGTAGTCACAGGAGTGCCTGATTATTCAAGTACTGACGCAAACAAGTTATTAGCTGTAAATAGTACAGGTACAGCACTTGCATGGGTAAACGCTCCTAGTGGAAGTGGGGCAGGGCTAACCACAGAACAAGTTACTCAATTAGCTACAGCTTACAACCATTCTCAAAGTCATCACGTAGCAACTAGCGATATACCAACAAAGACAAGTCAATTAACAAATGATTCTGGATTTTTAACAAGTATATCTAATGAAGAAATAAAAAATGCAGTTAATGAATACATGACAAATAATCCTATAAGCGTTGACAACATTTGGGCTGATTTAGAAGAAAATGAAAAATTTTATATTGAAGGATCTGAACTTATCGTAAAAGGTATAAGAGCAAACTTTGTGCAAGGAAGTAATGTGGTATTCAACACTTCTAGTTTAGATTCATTAAAAGGAATGTTAACCGTTTATAAGATATATGTGGATGACGCAGAAACTACTACTACAAATTATACATTAAGTGGAAATTTATTGACTGGAACTTCAACTATAACAGTATCATGTGAAGGATTTACTGATACTTTTAATGTAGTAGTAACAGAAAGGCCAGTTGCTACAGTTACAAATATCTCAGCAGTGTATACTCAGGGTGGTAAGATTATAAAACCGTCAACACCTTTAAATGATTTAAAACAAGATTTAGTAGTTACTGCTACTTACGCAGATTCAACCACAGCTAATGTTAGTGATTATGAAATAACAGGAACATTAACAGCAAATACTACTTCAACAATGACAGTCACTTATGAAGGATTTACATCTACATTTGATGTTGTGGTTAGTGAAGATGATGGATATGTAACTGATTCATTAGAAACTTATTATAATTTTACAACTTATGAAGATGGATATACTGGTGAAATAACTGATTTAACTGGAAATGCAACAGAGTGTAAACTTACTAACACTCCAAATTCTTATGTTGATGGAGTGCAAGGGTTTGTAGGGAACAAATTACAAATTAATAAAGGCTACGGTGCAAAACAAACTAATAGTCCATTCTGTATTAATTCAAATTCTCAAAGAAGTTATCCATATACCATTGAATTTGAAATAGGTTTAAGAGCGAATTATTCTAGTATGTCAGAAGGAAACCTTGTTTTAGCCCCAAGCAGTTCTGTTAATATGGTAGAAATTTTTAGTACTAGATTTTCGTTTAATAATTCCAGTTGCTCAGGATTATCTTTCAAAACTAGAGACCTTACTGAAACAGGCTTAAAATTTGATATAGGTTGGAACACTATGACTACAAATATAACTGAAGAAATCCCAAATGTATTTATAGCTTCTTCTGACGGAACTATTACAACACCAAACGTATATCATATTACATTAGTAATAAGAGGAAACGGCCTTCAAGACGAAGTTTATGTAAATGGTAATTTAGTTTATGAATGGACTAATAACAATCATAGTAATTTAGACAATAATAATAGTTGTATTCAATTTGGAGTATCAGATTTATATATGTTAAGAATTTATAATAAAGCTTTAAGTTCTGCTGAAATTACTAGAAACTTTAAACAAGTAGAAAAAGAAATTAGGGAGGCAAGCAAATAATTATGAAATCAAAGGTGAAAAAATTATCATATTATCCAGTTACTACAGCTAGCGGAGTATATATAGATAATAGTAATGTAACATTGCAAGATTTAATAAAAAGTGGAGAATTAGAAACTATTGCAATTGAAAAAATACAAACCTATAGTACAAAATTATTAAACTATAAAGGTGAATTTGATTATAATAAATATAGTGAAACAAAGTCCAATGCAAAAGTTGGAGATTTTTGGTTTTATAAAGATTCAACCATAGTAGAATTTGATGGTTCTATAGCTTATAAAAATAATATAGTGTATTTAGATTCTGATGGATATTTAAAAACTATATTTATTCCACTTACAAACGATATTATTCCACAAAAGAAATATGATGTTTGTATTGTTGGTGGAGGAGCAGGCGGGATAGGTGCAGCTTACGCTTTGAAAGACAGTGGATTGAGAGTGTGTTTAGTTGAAAGATTAGATACGTTAGGAGGAACACATTGCAATGGGGTCGGAATGCTTATTGCTTCCCCTATGTGTGATTGGTATAAACCTGTGGTAAAAGAAGCATATGCAAATGGAACTATGGAATTTTATAATAATACAACTTCTGACCATACTGGAGCTAAAGTAGGAAGTGGAGATGAATTTGATAAATTATGGAGAGCGTCACAATTTACAGATCCTGGAAGTGTAATAAATAATTTTATTGGGAATCATATAAAAATAAATGATGGATGGTTTTCGGATAAATATTTTGATGACCTTAATAGAACTATTGATGTTTTAATAAATCATGAATTAAAAAAGACTAATTCTGTTGATAAAAAAGTAGAATCTATAACAGTTAAAAATACTTTAAATGGTAAAGAGTTTGATATTTTCGCTGATTATTTTATTGATTGCAGCGGAGATGGTGTATTATTCACATCTGATTCAAAGCTAACATTGGATACTGATTATTATGTAGGAACTGATGGTAGAGCAAGATTTAATGAAACCGTATATCCTTCTGAAGAAGCACCAAACCATTATGGCATAAATACCGTAGAACCAGCAGTTTTTATAACTGGGGTTAATTACAAAAAAGCTTCACATAGTTTATTACCAAATAGACAACATTATAAAAAATTCCCTAACGATGGCATGGTTCAAAAAGCTAATTTTGGATATAGTTTTCCACATCCTACTTTTAAAAACACTTTAAACTCTGTATCTTGGTCTTGGGGAACTAAAATGAATTTACAAGATTTTGTAGAAAAAAGTGTTCTTTACAATGAAGCTGACGGATATGATAGAGCTTATGCTTTATATTGCTTAAATGGAGTCCCTACAACAAATATAAGTACCTTTGGAGGAATAAGGAAATTACTAGCTATAAGAGAGAAATTTAGAATTGCTTGTGAATCTACTGTAACTCAAAATACTTTACTTACTAAGATAGATTCATCAAATTATCAATCTGAACATACTATCGCTTTATCAACATGGTATGTAGATATTCACAATCAAAGTTATCATTGCTCAAGCATTATACCTAATGGAGTTCCTTATGAAGCTTTAATTCCTAAATGTTATACAAATAGCTTAGTTGCATGTAGAGCTTATGGTGCAAGTCATATAGCGTTAAGCTCAATAAGACTTGTTAAAACCATGATGGATTTAGGACATTCTGCAGGAGTTGCGATTAAGCAACTTTGTTATTCTGATACAAGAGGAGATGTTAGGACAGTGGATGTATCCTCTGTACAAGATGAAATAGGAATTTTAAATGTTATAAATGATTTAGAAACCAATTTCTTTGGAGACACTGTAACTACAGAATAAGTAATTGGGGTGTGAATTATGTACAACAAAGATAAAAAAATAATTTGTTATATAGGAGATAGAAGATTTAATTTTATTGTTCCAGATACATCTTCTATAAATGTTAAGACTATAAATATATTTGATAAATCAGTTACAATGAGTGTTGACGATATTGTCCCTATTAGAGTAGATATATATCCTATAGATGCTGATAACATACTTCCTATATTTGAAGTAGATAATAATACAATTGCCGATATAAAAATGGGGACAATAGTCCCTAAAAATATTGGTAATTGTATTATTACTGTAAAAAGTCCAGATGAAAAAAAGGTAATAGGATCAATTCCATTAGAGGTTACTGAATCACCTTCAGAAACTGTTATAAGTGATTCGGAAACTTATAATGTTGTATTGGCTGACCACAGAATATCAAATGATGGAATTACGGAAACAGCAGATAATTTCAATCTGATGTTAGCTTGGGCAAAAGAACAAGGATATAAAAAAGTTGTTATGCCTAATGGAACTTATCTGATTGGAAGTAAAAAAAGTATTACTTTACTAAGCGACTTAGTGTTAGATTTGGGAGGTTCTATATTACAGCAAGAACCTTCTACAGAGCAGGAAATAAAATTAATAAACATTCCTTCTGGAACTCATAATTGTAGATTAACCAATGGAACTATTAGGGGTGATAGAGATAACAGAGATTCTAGTGATTGTCAAGAGTTCGTTCATGGCATTGTTTGTAATGGAGACCATATTGAACTAGATAATTTAATTGTAGAAAAATTTCTAGGTTACGGTTTTGCTATAGGATATGGAGACAGAAAAGCAATGGCTTATATAAGTAAAGATAATTTAAATGAAATTTCTGCAAATAATTGGACTACAATTAATTATATAAATATATCATCTTTTACTAATAATTTAATGATAGGAAATCCGTTTGGATATGGTGGTTGGGGTTCTATTGATGACGCAGCTAATTTTAACATTAGATTTTATGATTCAAGCAAAACATTAATAAAAGAAGTTTTTACAGTAAGGCCATATAGAGAAATAAATATACCAAACGGAGCAAAATATGTAATGTTAGATTTAAATGATTCTAAAGTAGGAAATGGTAATACAGATTTTGGGAACTCTGTTTCGTATTTATTGGAATACGTTCCTTCGGATTATTTAAATATTCATGATTGTACTATACAACATTGTAAATCATTAGGAGTAGCTTATAGCGGCCAAGGAACACACAATGTAATTGATAATTGTAATTTCAATAATAATGGAGGAGCAAATGCTACGGCTGATATAGATTTAGAAGATGGATGGGAAAATATGAGATGTCTTGTTATTAAAAATTGTACATTTGATGAAACTTCCACAAGAAGTTATGTGCAATGTGCAGGTGAATCAATAGTTCTTTATAATAATGTTTTTAGCAAAGAAGTTGGAATATCCAATAGATGTTATCATACAAGAATAATAGACAATACATTTTCAACAACATCAGGAAAAGCATTAAGAGTAGTAACTGAATGGTTTAGCGGAGGATGTTTTTTAGAAGGAAATACTTTTACGAATTTTAATTGCGTTTTTAATAATGATAGGAATAAAGAAAAAGCAATAAGATTGTATTTTAAAAATAATACTTTTAACGGTGGAGTATTATACAATGAAAGTAGATATCAAATTATTAAAGGTCTTACTATTAGTAATACAACCTCATTGAATGGTAAATTTGAGGATATTACAATTAATTAATTATTCTACGAGAAATCGTAAAACCAAGAAAAATATTTGATATTAATACTGATAATTTTTTTAAATAAATTTATAAGGGAGATGGGGCAAATATGAGAGGAATGATAATATGGATCAAGAACTTTTAAAATTTGCCATTAGTCAAGGGTTGTTCGCGGCTCTTTTGCATAACTACTAATAGATACTAGAAAAGAATCTAAAACTAGAGAAAAATCTCTTATTGAACTATATTTCAAAGTTAGGAAGTGGTATAGTGGAAGATTTGTATAAAAAACAAGCCGAAACTATAAAATTATTAACAGATATAATCTCAATTAATTCAAAGCAGGAATATATAAAATCTATAAAACATATATGCATCGCTATAATAACTTCTTTCACTATACTTATATGTTTTTTCAGCTATATGTATTTTACAAGTGATTACTCTGAAGAAATACGAGCTAAAAACACAACTGAACACACAGAAAATTACAACTATACAGAATATAAAGAGGAAGTCAAAAAGGAGGTGAATAATGATGTGGGAATGGATTAAAAGTATTTTGTTTCCTAAGCCACCTAAGCCAAGCAAGCCAACTAACGCTTCTAAGCAACCAAACAAAGAAGGCAAATAATTTGCCTTCTTTTTTTATTTCAAGAAAGGAGCTTCTTATGACTAACGAAGAACTTATAATGTTAAAATCAGAAATGGAGAATTTAAAAAGTACAGTTAGCGAAATGAAAAAAGAAATAAAGGATCATAATGGTTTTAGTACGCAGATAGCTTTACTGAATCAAACAGTTACAGAATTAAGTGCAGTAGTGAAAGAATTAAAAGAAGAAGTGGTAGGGAAACCAGCAAAAAGATGGGAAACTATAATAACTAGCCTTATAACCGGTATAATGAGTATAGTGATAGGATATATAATCGGCAAAAGATAGTGAGGTGATTTTATGGATTTTTTAAAATATATAACAGAAAATGCAATAATATTAGTACCTGTTTTATACATAATAGGAAACATTTTAAAAGGCACAGAATTATTAAAAGATAAATATATACCAGTAGTGTTAACACCAATAGGAATAGCTTTTAGCATAGCAATAATGGGCGTAAATGTAGAAGCGATAATACAAGGTATATTAGTTACAGGAGTAACTGTATATAGCAACCAACTAATAAAACAATTAAATAAAAATGAATAAAAAGGAGTGTATTTATGAAGATAGCAATTGATAAAGGACATTGTTTATATGGGTTTGATACTTCAGCAGACGGTAGAAGTGTCGGTGGATTTTCAGAGAGTGAGTATGATAGAATTTTAGGAGATAAAATAATAAACTTACTTAGGGCAAATGGGCATGAAGTTATAGATGTCACTGTGGATAATGGTAACCAATTTTCTAGCATGTATGGTTCTTTAGGAGCGAGAACATCTAAAGCTAATGCTAATGATGTGGATTTATACATAGCAATTCACTTTAATGCGGGTGGAGGACGAGGAACGGAAGTTTATTTAGCGCCTAGAAGTTATTATGGATCAGATAGTTCTTATAATACTAATTTAGGATATGCTAGTAGAGTCCAGCAAAAAATGGTTTCATTAGGATTTATGAATAGAGGAGTTAAAACTGAGGAATTTTATGTATTAGTAAACACTAATGCTCATGCTATATTAATAGAAACTTGTTTCTGCGACTCTGTTGCTGATAAACAATTATATGATAGTTTAGGAGCCGATAAAGTTGCTAAAGCTATAGTTGAGGGAATATTAAATATTTCTGTGAGCACTTCAACTCCTTCAATTTCAACAACTACTCCTACTACTTCAAATGCAGCTACAAATTCAGATGCTCCATTCAGAGTAAGGAAGAGTGATAATTCACCTTCAAGTCAAATATTTGCAAGTGGAACTTTAGAAGGAGCCAAGGCTAATTGCCCTGCCGGATATTGTGTATTTGATAAGAACGGAACTTTAAGATATTCAAATATTCCTCAAGCTTCAAATAGTAAAACATACGCAGAAGATGGAACATTTTACTTTACTACAAATGTACAAATAAGAACTCAACCTTGTGATGGATACGAAACTGGATTATGTTATTATGCAGGAGAAAGTGTTATATATCATACAGTAATATTAGATAAGAATGGATTTAATTGGATAGTATATAATAGGTCTAATGGGCAACAAGGATATATGAAAGTTAGAGATTTATCTACTGGGGAAAAATACGGATATGCTGAATGATATTAAAACAGTATGCCCATTTTTCAAAAATAAAATTGAAGGCGAAGTTAATAAAATATATTGTAGCAGCAGTAATAATAGTTTATATTTTTCCAAACTAGATAAAGATAAATATGAAGTATTATACACTTATTGTTGCTGCAGTGAAATAGGCTGTAGGAAATGTAGTGCTTATAAATATTTAAAAGAAAAGAGCCAGAAATAAACTGGCTCTTATTTTAGGTGGTGTTTTATTTTTTGAAAATTGTAATTGTATTGTTTTGTTTTTTGCCTATCTACTAAATTAGCATTAGTGAATTCTAAATTGTCTCCTTCGAAATAAACATATATTCCTTTGTGATAATCTTCATAATCTATATAAAAATTGTTTTCTTTTGCTAGTTCTAGCATTTCTTTCATTTCTTCTGCAGAATCTATCTTTATGTTTATGCAATCATACTTTTTAAGTAAACTCCATATATTCATTAGTTTTTACCTCCTATTTTATTAATTAAATATACAACAACTTTCATAACTATAGCACCTGTTAGCAAAGAAAGTATAAGCCACGCTGTAGAAGCACCTATTCCTAATAATATTAGTATAATTAATTCTTTCACAAAACCAACTCCAATCTAATTATTTTTATTTAAAACATACTACATTGCCCATCTATTTCTTTTTCTTTCTTTTTTACATCTCCGGTCCACCATTTCATAACTTCTTCTCCCGTTTTCCATTCACATTCCATACCATTGTCTTTTCTATACTGTATCATCTTTTCAAAGGCTCTTATATAAGCTGCTTTAAATTTAGGGTATAACTGTAATTCTTTCTTTTGTCCTTTTCCAAGAGGACAACCAATGCATCCAATTCTATCCCATCCCTGATCGTATAATTTACAATATGGTATTTCATTCTCTAGGATATAACTCCAAACTTCGTATTCTGTCCAATCTACTATAGGTCTTACCATTATTTTACCTTTATAAAAACTGACCATTTGTTGTTGGCTTCTCGTTTTACTTTCTTCCCATCTTACCCCTGTAAAAACTGTATCGCCGACCTCGCCTGTTCTTTCTTTTAATTCATCGCAGCAATATCTAGCCATTCTAGTAGGTGGCATTGCTCTGTTTGCTATAAGTGACCACATAGTAATTGGCTTGCCGGTCATTTTTCCTTTAACTCTTTTACTTGAAAATGTGTTATATTTTTTAAAAACTACTTCTGGGTAGCCTTTTGATCTGACCCAAGGATTAAATTCTTTTTTAATATAATTAATTAATTCTGGAGGATCTACAGAAGTGGGAGAATACATAGGTATAAATTTAATTCCACTTTTAGCAGCCATCATATATGCTACAACACTATCTTTCCCACCACTAAAAGCTAGTATAGTTGTTCTATTTTCATCTTTATTTTGAAATTCTATGCATCTTTGGATAGACATTCTTTCTTTTTCCTTAGTATCTAAAATATCATGTATTTTCTTTCTTTTCACAATATCAACTCCATTCTAATTATTTTATTCCTAATTCTTTTAATAACTCCTCAAACTTATCTTCATAATACATAGGTTGTGTTTCCTTTGGATTCTTTGGATTAACTTGATTCTCACCGTATTTAGTATTTACTAAATTTTTGAATTTTTTAGGTTTATCAGGGTTCTTGGTAGATCTTCTTTCTAATTCTTTTAGATATCCTTTTTCTATCATTATCTTATTGAACTTTGTTGCTGATATTCCTGTGTTGAATTTCTTTAATAATTCTGTTGCTGATTTTGTTACTCCTTTAGATTTCACGTATTTTGGTAATGCTGCTTTTGAAATTCCATGATCATCATATATCTTTTCTGCTCCTGCTAATTTACTTACTTCATTTAAATTTAATAAGTTGGCTGTGCATTCAAAGGCTATAAATTCAAGTTTCACTTCTTCACTTACTTCTTTTAATGTATATTGCTTTTCTTTAACTTTAAAATAAGTATCTTCAAGCATTTCGTATACTTCCCATGCTTTATCGTTATCAAGTATTTTAGCATGTCTTAATAATCCTTTATCGGTCCATAAATATAGAACAGGTGTTTTACTGCTAACTGATACGCTTTCAGCGACCAAGTTCTTAAATTGCTTTAACTCTTCTCTTGTTAATTTATAATAATGTTTTCCTTCAACAAATCTTTCTTTGTTTCTGTTGAAGTTTTCTGTAATTCTTCTTTCTTCTGTTTCATAACATTCTGCCACTATTTTAGTTGTCATTATTCTTTGGTTATTCCATTCTATCGGTATTAAATCTCTCATTATTTCTCACTCCTATAATTTACTTTTTTGTAAGTACTTACCTTATGATTTTATTATACTCCTTTTACATTTAATGTCAACACTTTAAAATAAAATATTTTAAAAATAATTTATTTTAACTTTTTAGTTGTATTTTTAAATTAATAAATGTATAATATTAGTAAGAGGTGATAAAATGTTAGATATAGAAAAAACTATAAGAAAGATTATGATTGATGAAAGTGTTACTGTTACTGAACTTGCTAAAAGGATTGATAATAGTACATCTAATTTAAGTAATAAACTAAGACGAAATAATTTATATACAAGTGATTTGGAAAAAATCGCTGAAGCTTTAGGCTATGATTTAAAAATTGAATTTATTAAAAAAGAAAGCTAGTTAATTCTAGCTTTTATTTTTTTGTAACAAATTACGAATTTTAAGAATAGTTTATAACATAAAAATAAATAAGAGGTTGCGATGTTTGTTGAAGTTTTAAGCTATTCTATTGTTACCAAGTACATTATGGATAAAACAGGAATAACAAATTATATCTACGATAAATGGTGTTCTTTTATAGATAGATATGATAAGTGTGATGTGTTTAAAGATGAACTTTATGAAAATGAAGACCAAGAAAAGATATTAACATTAGGATACAGGGATAATAAAACACCGATAAGAGTAAACATGAATATAGACCCTCATATGTTAGTAGTAGGCATTAGTAATTGTGGAAAATCTAAAATGGTAGAAAAGTGCTTACAAGATAAAAAATCAATAACTATTTTAAATGCCTTTGAAACTGATTTTACGAGCCTTGAAGCTAATTATATTAATGGCAATGAAAATATATTAGCTTATTTAGAAACATGTTTAGAAGGACGCACAAGCGATTCAGAAACACATTATATATTAATAGATGAATTGTTAGTGCTGATTAAAGATAAAAAAATTGAAAAAGCTTTATATGATTTGTTAGCTATGGCTAGACACTATAATGTTTATATTATTTGCATATCTCAAGAAGGAACTAAAGAAGTAATTAAATTTAAAAATTTATTTAACGTTAGAATTTGCATGAGAACTTTAGAAGAAGCTTCTATTAGGGCAGTACTTGGTTGCAGTGTTCCAAGTGATGATCCAGTATTAAAACAACGAGAGTTTTATATTGCTGATAACCAAGGTTTGCGCCGTGGTAAAACTTATGATTTATGAAATTAGAATTGGCTGAAACAATAATGCAGCATGAGATGGAACCCTTTACCCAAATTTATTTGGAGTAAAATAGGGTGACATCGAAATGCGTAATTATTGTTGAAGGCAATGGTTAAGATTATAAAAAATAAATTTTAGTATTACGCTAAACTTGTTTAGTAGCGTAATAACTCAAAAGGTGTCGAATGTATAATTTAAAAATAATTAAAAGCGGAGATAGAATTGAAATATTTAAAATAAATAATTATATCATCAAGAAAAAAGCTGATGAAGAATTACATGAACCTTTGGATGAATCTATAAAAGCTATACAAAAAGAATTAAGAAAAGAAAGAAGAGAAAAAAATTTAAATAAAAAAGATAGAAAACGCTCACTAAAAGACGCGAAGAATCATATAATGAGATTAGTAAGAGCAAATGAAGATATGAAAACATTTATAACTTTAACGTTCAAAGAAGAAAAGGATTATAAAGAAAGTAAAAAATACCTAAATATATTCTTTACTAAACTTAGAAGAGTTTATAAAGATTTAAAGTACTTATGGTGTTTGGAATATGGAGATAGAACTCAAAGACTTCATTTTCATGTTCTATGTAATATACCAATAAATATAAAATTATCCAAAAGTAACACTAGAAAAAGCAAAGATCATAAAACACTTGAAAATTATTTTGGAAAACATTACTGGCCATACGGAATAATAGATATCAGAGAATTAGGTCAAGAAGAAAATACAAATGTTGCACTTTATATAAGCAGCTATATAACTAAGTCCATGGCTGACAAAAATTTAGAAGGATATAGAATATATGGATATAGTTGCAAAACATTAAATAAACCTCTAGTTACTACATGCTACACTAAAGAAGATATAAAAGAAATATTAGAAAAATTTGAAGGATATAAAATAAATTATTGTAATTCTTATCAAATAGGATATAGGGACCACAAAGGGATGGTCAATTATTATGATCTAGAAAAAGAAAAATAAAGAATGGTAGATTGTAGGAGGATTTAAGATGAAAATAGAAAATTTAGAATGTTTAATATTGAATGTAAATGAAAAGGTAAAACAAAATGGTGAACACTATGTAGCAGTAGGAATAGCGTGTATAAACGACGGAAGTTCTTTTACTATAAGTTCTACAGATATGGAGTTATTAAAATTAGAACCTTTTAGCAGACATATAGCAAATTTCACATTAATGGATAGCAAATACGGCATGCGATTGAGTATAGATAGTATAGAATAATGCATAACTTTTTCTAAAAATGGATATATTAATATTGTAACTCTCCAAATAACAACTCCTTGGAATTAATTTTCATAAAAAAGTCATCAGGTAATCCTGATGCTTTTTTTATTTATTATATTTTTCTAATAATAATTTTATAGCTACATCTAATAATTTGGATTTTGGGATCATTGTTTCTTTTGAAAGTTCTGTAAAAGGTATTATCAAAATAGTAGGAACAATATAACTTTACTAACTGAACATGTTCAGTTAGATAAATATTTCATATTAAGTTTATACAAAGATGGTAATAAAAAACAAATAAATGCTATCTTTATACTAAAATGGATTGTGAAATGTTGGAAATTAACTTAGTGGCTTTTATTCTTTAGTGTATTCTAATAAATCTTCTATTTTACAATCAAAAAATTTACACAAAATATCTAAATGTTCTAATGTTATTCTTTTAGTAGTATTATGATAGTATCTTCCTATGCTATCTTTATTAATCCCTGTAGCTTCGTGCAGTTTTATTTGATTAATATCCTTTTTAGCCATCAAAACTCTTAGATTAAATTTTATCATAAATATCACCTCTAATATAATTATATAATT